GCGACCGCGCGCAAGTGCAAAGCCACCGTCAAATTCAGCCGCAGCGTCCGCGGCCAGGAAATCTTTCAGGACGTCGTGGACGGCATCCGGCGCAACATCAGTTGCAGCTACGAGATCGCCGACCTGCTCCTGGAAAGCGAAAGCGAGGGCAAAGAGACCTATCGCGTCCGCAAATGGATCCCCTTAGAAATCTCCTTCGAGCCCGTGCCGGCGGATCCCGCCGTCGGCGTGGGGCGAGGGCAACCGTCCGCAACCCCCCAACCCAACCCCACAGACATGCTACGCAGAAACATTCCCCACGTCCTTCGTGACAAAGCTCCTGCGGACGGCGGTGGCACTTCGGCCCCCGCCCTCGCGCCCGCTCCCGCAGGCAAACCCGAAATCACCGCCGAAGACCGCGACCGCATTGGCGCGGCCGAACGCACGCGGATTGGCGACATTGTGCGCCTGGGCCAGCGCCACAAGGTGCCTCAAGACGAGGTGCAGAAATTCATCGACGAGGGCAACCGCGTCGAGGATTTCCAAAAACACATCCTCGAGACGCGCTACAAAGCCGAGCCGGTCCGATTGGATCCGAATATCGGCATGAGCGGGCCCGAGGTGAAGCGCTGGAGTCTCGTCCGGGCCTGCCAGATGGCCGCCGCCGGGAAACCGCTGGACGGCATTGAAGCGGAAGCCAGCGCCGCGGTGGCCAAACGGCTGCGGCGCGATCCCCAGGGCTTTTTCATTCCGCACGACGTGGCCGATCGCAGCCTGGCGAACGTCCATGGGCTCAACCCGGTCGAACGCGCCATCCTCTCGCGCGGCATCTCGGAAATGCGCGCCTTGACGGCCAGCGTCGCGCCCGCCGGCGGGTTCACCGTCTCCACCGACGTGTTGGGCAGCTCGATGATTGAGCTGCTGCGCAACAAGGCCCTCGTCACTGCTCTGGGCGCCCGCACCTTGGGCGGCCTGCAGGGCGACGTGGCCATCCCGCGCCACACCGGCGGCGCGACCGCTTATTGGCTGGACGAAGCCACGGCCGCGACCTTGAGCCAGCAGACCTTCGGGCAACTGGCTCTCATTCCGCATCGCCTGGCGGCGGTGACGGCCTACAGCAAACAGTTGCTGGCCCAGTCCTCAATCGACGTCGAGGCGTTCGTGCGCGAGGATCTCATGCGCATCCTGGCAGTCGAGCGCGACCGGGCCGTGCTGGACGGCACCGGCGGCGCGGGCCAGCCGGTGGGCATCCTGCAGACGACCGGCATTGGCTCGGTCACGTTCGGGGCCGCGGCCACCTGGGCCAAGGTGCTGGACTTCGAGACGCAGGTGTCGGCGGCCAACGCCGACCTGGGCGCACTGGCCTACCTCACCACGCCGGCCACGCGTGCGAAATGGAAAGCGATCCTGAAGGTCGCCGCGGTGTCCGGCTGGCTCTGGGGCGACGATGGTCGCGTCAACGGCTACCGGTCCGAGGCCACTCTCCAAGTGCCCACGAATCGCGTGATCTTCGGCAACTGGTCCGACCTGATCCTCGCGGATTGGGACGGCATGGACGTCGTCATCGACCCCTACTCCCTCTCGACCTACCACCAGGTCCAGATCGTAGTCAACCTGCTGGTGGACCACGGCGTCCGGCACGTTGGCAGCTTCGCCGCCAGCACTGATTCTGGCGCCCAGTAAACCCTTGAGCGCGTCGCCCGGACGGATCCGATTTCGTCCGGGCGACTCCGCTCGCCAACCCTCAACCCCAAAACGCAACCGCTCAAACGACCCATGAAAAAGACCTTCAGTGGCAAGGCCGTGATCCTCGTTCCCACCTACATCAACGGAAAACCGGTAAGCGCCGGAACTCTCGTTTCCTGCAGCGCGGCCGATTTCGGTCTCTTGACCGAAGCCAACCGTGCGGAGGAATTCGACCCGGAAAACGAAGCCCATGCGGCCATCGCCGCCAAGCTCCGCGCCGAAGTCAAAGACAAGAAAGACGCCAAGTAACCCGCATCCCCGAAACTCACAACTCGCAACCACAACGATATGGATACACACGGAACCACTACCTCGGTCCTGCTCTCCGGCCTGGCCGCGCGCACGACAACCATCACCGGCAGCTCGGTGGACATCGGCCTGTATGACGGCCGAGTCAAAATCATCCAGGACATGCACACCATGACCGGCACCCCCACCCTGGACGGCAAGATCCAGGACAGCCCCGACGGCTCGAGCGGCTGGGCGGACGTGACCGGCGCGACCTTCGTTCAAGTGACCGCCGTGGCCCACGAAGCGATCGGCCTGGACACCCGCAAAGCCAAGCGGTACATCCGCTACGTCGGCACCATTGGAGGCGGCACCCCGGTCCTCACCGGCTCCGTCATTCTGGTCGGCACGCGGCACATTACCTAAATCGTCCCCTACCCGACGGCTCGCGCGGGCTTTCATGGTTGTTCCCCCGCGCGGGCCCTTTGGGCCAGTTTGACATGTCCACCCTGTCGCAGCGGATTGCGGCCGATGCGAGCAAGTTCACCGCGGCGGACCTGCTCGGCACCGCGGCGACGTGGAAACGACCCTTGCAAGCCGATGTGGCCATTGAAGTGAACTTCATCGAAGGCTATGACCTCGCAGATCCGGCCGGCGTGCTGGTCGGCACGGCCTCGCCGGTGGCCTTGGCTGTGAGCAGCGCGGTGCCCGGGATCGCGCGCGGCCATAAGCTGACGATCGCCGGGACGGATTACGATGTCCTGAGCGTCGAGCCCGACAGCACCGGATGCACGCGGTTGAGCCTGAGCCAGTCTCCGGCGGTTCAGGCGGGCGCCCTGAGTGACGGAGCCGGCCATGTGCAAGTGGACGAGAACGGATTCCAAGTCACCCCATGAATATGAGACGACCAATCGTCATTGGCCTGATCCTGCTCTGCTTCGTGCTAGCATCACTGACCGTGTTCGCCCAGATCCGGCCGAAGGATTACCCGCCGGCGACCAACCTGCTCGGGACCGACATCCTGGTGGTGACGCAGAACCCCGGCGCGACCAACGAAATCACACGTAAAGCGACGATGACGCAGATTGGCCAGACCATCGGTTCAGTGAGCCAATCCAACGGATTCACCCTCTACGTCTCTCCCACCGGAAGCGACGCGACGGCCCAACGCGGCAACCCGGATCGGCCCTGGGGCACCATCAGCAACGCCTGCTGGGCAGCACAGCCAGGCGATACCATCTTGGTGGGCGAAGGGCTGCACATGCTAGGGGTATCGCGCATCTACGGCGCCCAAGGCGAGAGCGCGATTCTACTCTCCAACAAAAGCGACCTCCGGCTGATCGGCCAACCTGGCAACATCGTCAGCAACGGTTTGGCTGGGTCCGGCATTACGATTGACCGTTGTCGGCGCATTACGATTGAGAACCTGAACCTCTATGGTTACTGCGAATTGAACGAGACCAAGACAACCAACATCTCCCTTTACGGCATCTATGCGACGGTCGAAATCGTCAACTCCAGCAACGTAACCGTGCGCGGGAATCGCATCATCGGCGCGACCGACCACGCCATTGTGGATGGCCCGGCGGCACGGGCGGTCTGGCCCAACTGGGGCATGACCATCGAGGAGAATTATATCGAGAACACGGGTCATTGGTCCATGAACACCGTGGGCTATGCCTACGACGGAAGCGGCATTGCTCCCGGAGGAAGCCATTGTATAGTGGCCCGAAACACCATCGTCGGTTGCCGCCAAAACGGAATCGAAATCTATCCGACTCCGACCGGAGTCTCGGTCACCAACATCACCATTACGGATAACATCATTCTCAACTGTCTGGGCGGCGTGGCCACCAGCTACGCCTTCGGCATTATCTACAATCTCAAGATCATTCGGAACCACGTCCACTATGACGTCGGCTACCTGGTCGATGGATCCAACTCCGTTTCGCATACGTGGATCCAGGGCATGGGCATCGGGTTGCCCCAGTGCATTGACGCCATCGTGGAGGGCAACCATGTCTGGGGTATGAGCGAAGGACTGGCCAGCAAGACCACCGGCATCCTGCGCAACGTGCTGGTGCAGGGAAATACGTTCCGGAGCTGTTCGGGCGCTGCGTTCTATAACGATTCGCTGGGCTGGAGATATTCCCACGTCAAAAACAATCTGTTCGCCAATTTCGGGCAACACGGCATCATGCCCGGCCTATTCCGGGACGGCACGATAAGCGACAACGTGGTGATGAACGTGCGGACCAACTCCAGCTCCGGCCGCGCCATCTGGTTGAACAACGCCAGCAATGTACTCGTCAGCGGCAACATCCTGATGGACACCCAAGCCGCTCCGACCACCTCGGACGGCGTTTACTTCGATGCCGGGCAATACTCGAAATCCTGGAACAACCGAACCTTTGCTATCGCAAATCCGGCGACGGGCGTGGATTTCGCCCAGGTGGAATTTATTCCAGGGGGCATCTCTCTCACGGCCACCAACGGCACCCCGACACACACCGCGCCAAACGGATCCCTCTGTCTGGCGACGAGCGGCGCCCTCTACCAGCGCACCAACAACGCCTGGTTGCTCAAGTGAACGACCGCCGCCAACTCATCTTTGACGCGGTGCTGACCCGGCTACGATCGATCCGGGTGGCCGCCGGCTACGCCAGCGATCTGGGGACGAGCGTGTTCGCCTGGCGCGACACCGCGGCCAGTCCCTTCAGCGAGAGCGAACTGCCGGCGGCCAACGTGCGGGATCCCTCGCGCAAGAGCATCCAGATCACCACCAGCCAGCACCAGCACAGCCTCCAGGTGGAAGTGGACATAGCCTGCGCCGCGGCCTTGCCCGATCAAGTCCTGCGCACCCTGTTGGCGGACGTCGAGCGGGCAGTTGGGCAGGAGACCCGCTGGGTTGCAGACGGCCAGATCCTGGCCTTGCGCACGCTCCCGACCGATGACCAGATCGACACCGCCCAACAAGCCCAGACCATCGGCGGGGCACGGTATCGTTTCGAGATCGAATATCGGACTACCAGCTTCGACCCTTACACCCCGGCGCCCAACCTCTGACCCATGAACGCGACTTACATCGGCAGCCTGCCCTGCGGCGAACTCCTGGACCCGGCGACGGGCATCACCTATCCATTTACGCGCGGCGAACCCATCACCCTGCCCGACACCCTCGTCCTACCGGCGTCGGATTGGCAACTGGCCAGCGCCCGCGCGGAGGAGTCCCGATCCTTTATGAAACGCAACCCCCCAATCCGCACCTAACTTATGCCTACAGCTCTCGGTCAAACCTCCTGGATCGGCTTTGCCGATGAAAGCGTCTATGGAACTTATGTCGCCGCGACCAAGTTTCTCCGGCCCGCCTCGATCGGCTTGAAAGGCGAGCAGAGCCGGAAGGTCAAGGAACTCCTGGGTCAACCCAGCATCAGCACGAGCTTCGCCAGCGTGAAGAAAGTCAGCGGCTCCATCAAAGTGCCTGGCTACATCACCGGACTGGAGAAACTCTTCAAGCACGCCATCGGCGGTGTGGTGGACGCCGGAGCGGGTCCCTACACTCATACCTACAGCCCGGCCGCGGCGCTTCCCGTCGGCCTGTCTTTCCACGTGAACCGAGACAGCGCCAGTCTTACCGGCTCGTCCGCCTTCAAATACTTCGGCTGCCAGATCAGCAAATTGTCCTTCTCCCAAGGCGTGGACGACCTGCTCGAGGTCGCCTTGGACATCGCCGGCCAGGACTGGGGCAACCTCGCCGTCGAGACCCCGACCTTCCCGGCGGATACCTTCTTCGATTACGCCGGCCTGGTGGTGAACGTGGGCGGGTCGCCCTGGGTGGTGAAGGGATTCGACCTCGAATTGGACAACAATCTGGCCACCGACCGGCACCAGCTCGGCTCGCGCATCGTGCGGGGCATGGGCCGCAAAGGACCGCGCCGCATCTCCGGCAAGATCAGCAAGGAATTCGAGAGCCTGACCGAATATCAGACCTTCCTGAACCTGACCAACGTGGCCATTGTCGCCACCTGGACCAGCGGCACGGCTTCCCTGGCCATCACCCTGCCCAAGTGTTACTTCAAGGGCGAAGACCCGGGCGTGAGCGATTCCGGACCTATCGAGACCAGCATGGAATTCGAGGCGCACAAGAATTCCGCGGACAACGATGAACTGAGCATGGTCCTGACCAACGCCACCGCCCTGGGCACATGAACCATGCCCGGCGAACTGCAGAGCTTCGATCGGGTCCTCAAGACCTTGACCGGCATCCCGAAGCAAGTAGCCTTCGCGACCTCCCGCGCGCTCAATGACACCGCGCGCGAGATCCAGCAATTTACCGTCACCAAGCTACTGCCCGAGAAGTTCATCCTCCGGTCCAAAGGCGCGCCATGGTTTCGACCCGGCACCAAGTACGGCTTCAACATTAGCTTTTCAACCAAGACACGCCTGGAAGCCAGAATAGGAAGCCAGGCGGACTGGCTTCGACTGCAAGAAGAGGGCGGCATCAAGAGAGTGAGTGGCCATCGCTTGGCTATTCCCACGGAGGCGCTTAAACCGAAGTCGGCAATAATGCGCCGCGCATGGAAACCGAGAGTGCTGCTTAAAGAGGCTTCCCAGGACATCAGATTTCACCGCGAACACGCTAAAGGTTGGATGAAAATAGAACAGGGAGGATTCACCCCGACAATGTCAAATCGGGAAAAGCGCAAGGCTGCTACGGTAAGACAAAATATCGAACGCAAAGTCGTCGCGCTTCAGAGTCGCAAGGCATGGATGCATTACGGCCGGGGTATGCCAGCCGGCATTTATATTCGCAAGGGATCCGCCCGCTTGCCGATTATGAAACTCTATGCCTTAGATCCCGAAGCCAGAATCCATCCGGTCCTTGAATTCGTCGAAAGAGGATCGGAGATCGCCAACCGAGTGTACCTTCAGAAATTCAACCAGCGCCTCATCGAAGCTATTTTGGGAATGAAATAGAGAACATGAAACCTAAACATACATCATCCATCATAATACTCCTCCTCAGCCTTCTGGGCTGCAAGACCGCCATTGCCCCGATGCTCCTGACCACGGTCGCCGCCATCGCTGGCGACGCCGCCGAGTGGGGCGTCCGCGCCTACCCGCAACACCGCGCAGCTTTCGTCGCCGCGCAGGAAGGGCTCAACGGCTTCATCGACTCGCAGACCTGGGACAGCGCAGCTTTCAGCGCCGCCCTGTCCAAAATCCCGGTCCTGAGCGCCGGCCTGGCCGGGCCACAGGGCGACATCTACCTGCGCGGCGCCGTGACAATTTTCCGAGTCGCGAGCGGCTTGGCCTACAGCGTCACCTCGGCGCCAGCTCTGCAGCAGTGCATGATCGCCGTCCGGGACGGCCTGGCGCGCGGCCTGGCTCAGAGCACGAGCCCGCCGCTGCCGATGCTAAGCTCCCTGGCCTCCCCGGCGCCGATGCCCAGCTACACCCCACGCCCGCACCCCACCCAAATCATCCCCCTATGACCCTCGGTCCCATGCGTCCCATGAGTCCCACAGGTCCCTTTCCCTCCCCATGACCTACCAAGATCGCCAGACCCAGCCGCTCAACCTCCCGTCGGGCGCGACCTGTCGCATCCGCAAACTCACGGCGCAGGATTGGCTGAGCGCCGGGGAACGGGATCTGCCGCTGCTCTTCGCCCGAGCCGGCGGCGCGACCCAGTTGAGCACCGCCGATCCGGAAGCCATTGCCTTGGGCATCCGCTTGGGACACGTCGCCCTGCTGCGCTGTTGTCGCCGGATTGTGGCCGAGGGCCAGAATCTGACCCTGGTCGAGAAACCCTTCACCGACTGTGCGGCCGGGGAACTGAGCTTGGAACTGCTCGACCAGGCGGACGCGCAGGCAATCATCGAAGCGGTCTTTACATTCTCGGGCTTGAGCGGGGGCAGGCCCGCGCCGCCCTTTCCTGGGCAACCGGAAACTGCTTCTGCACCTGCACCGGCTGGCGCGTTTGTATCGGTGCCGGCCCTCGGATCTGCTGCACTCGACGCTCGAGGACTGGTCGCTGGACTGCCTGGTGGCGAAGCTGGGGAGCGAAGCGGACCAGAAAGAACATGACTCGGCGATGGCCAAACTGAAGCGAAGCTGACACAGCGCAATGGCGAACGTTGTTGAGATTATCCTGCGCGGAGTGGACCAATACTCGCGCGGATTCAAGCAGGCCCACGATGAGATGGCACTCCTCAAGGCCGGAGCCGCGGCCATGGGCACCGCCCTATTGGCGGCGTCCACTACCGCAGCGGCCGGGCTCGTGGCCTTGACAATCGAGGCTGTCCGCGCGGCGGACGAGATGGGCAAGACTGCGCAAAAGGCCGGCGTCAGCACCGAATTCCTCTCCGCCCTGGGCCATGCCGCGAAGCTGTCGGACGTGTCAATAGAATCGCTCACGGTCGGGCTTCGACAGCTCGCGAAGCACATGGCGGAAACAGACCGCGGCGGCGAGTCTCTCGAAAGTGAACTCCTGACCCTGGCTGATCGTTTTGCCGACATGCCCGACGGCGCCGAGAAGACCGCACTTGCGGTTGCGAAATTCGGCAAGGCCGGGTCGGACCTGATTCCGCTTCTGAATGCCGGCGCCACTGGCATCCGGGAAATGATGGCCGAAGCTGAACGGCTGGGCTTGGTCATCTCCACCGGCACGGCCGCGCAGGCGGAGGCCTTCAACGACGCGCTCACCCGGGTCAACTCCGGGCTGCACGGCTTGGGCAACCGAATCGCGACCGGGGTCATGCCGCTCCTGAAAGAGCTCGCCGACGGCCTCCAGGTGGGGACCGATCACTTCGGTTCGATGGCCACCGGCGCGGAGGCATGGGGCCGGCGCCTGGGTCAGACGTTCATTGCGATGAAGATCGCCTGGGACCAAGCGGACCTGCTGCACGCCTGGGAGAGGGCCGGCCTGGTGATGGAACTTGGCGAGGCGGAGGCCCGGGCCGCGGCAGCGCGCAGAGCCGCCGCAGCGGCCGATGCCTCGGCCATCAGCCAATCCAGCAAGGACTCGGTCGCAGACCTCAAGGAGCAGATCGGCTGGCAGCGGCTGGCGATGGAAACGGCGAAGCTCGAGATGGCGCAGACCGGCACCAGGACGAACCTCAGCGCCACGGAGCGCGCCGGACTTGATGCTGTCCAGATCGCGGCCTATCGCGACAACCTAAGCCAAGTGGTCGTTCTGACCCAGAAGCTCTTCACCCTCGAACCCACCCCAGTCCTGACCCAGATGAAGGAGTTCGCGAGCATCGCCCAGGAGCAGATCGCGTCCCAGACGATGCTCAACGCGATGGAGAAGGCCTTCAGCGATGAGCGGGCGCAGGACTACACGCGGAAGGCCGAAATGGCGCGCGTGGCGAATGACCAGATCCTGAAGTATGAGCAGGACCTCGGGAGGAAGCTGCAGGCGGAATACGACAAACAACTCCGAGACAGAAAGGCGGGTCTTCAAGGCATTCTCGGAGCCACGGGCAGCCTGTTCGGCTCCCTGGCCGCTCTGAGCGCGTCCCACGGCAAAAAAATGTGGGGCCTCACCCAGGCATTTCGTCTGGCAGAAGCCATCGTGAACACCGCGGCCGGAGTCACCCAAGCCCTGGGTTCCTTTCCCCCTCCCTATTGCTTCGTCGTCGCCGCCCTGGTAGCGGCGGCCGGCGCCGTGCAGATCGCGACCATTGCCGCGGCCAAACCCTCGGGTGTGGCGCATGGCGGCCTGGACTACGTCCCCTCCACCGGGACCTATGTGCTGGAGAGAGGCGAAGCGGTCTTGCAAGCGCGGCAGAACCAGGCTCTGGGCGAGTTCCTGGAGAGCCACCAATCGAGTCGGCCAATTGTGGTCAACGTGGATGGCGAACCCCTGTTCCGTCTGCTTTCCGATGGCCTGCGATCCGGCCGCATCGAAGTCCCCACGCGCGCCCTGGTATGACTCCCATCAGTCCCATCAGTCCCCTAGGTCCCTTCTGAGTGCCGTGAAACTCTTCTATGACAATCTCCTGACCCGGGCGACCACCGCGATCGCGGCCAGCACGGAGAACACGGAGTGGCCGGCCCGATTCGTAGCCCACCCCTGGCGCACCCGAATCTGGCGCACCCTGGGAACCGTGGCGGCCGAGTATGTGGACTTCGACCTGGGCAGCGCCGTGGACCCGGACGGAGGCGGCACCGCCGCGCTGATCCTGCTCGACCACGATCTGCAAGCTACCGACAGCCTCCTGCGCCTCTACGGCGACGACAACGCAGGTTTCTCGACCCCGGACAGCTACACCTACGTACACGCGGCCGGCCCCATCCTGTTGACCACCGCGACCAACTCCAACCGCTACTGGCGGATCGCGTTCACCAAAGATGCGGCCGGCGAGACCCGGCAAATCGGGTGCCTGTTCCTGGGCCCGGCTGTCACCTTGGCGGAACGGCCGCTTTACACGGGCTTACGCGAGACCCGGGAAGACCTCAGCCCCTCGATGCGCAGCGCCGGCGGCCAGGTGCAGAGCGATGCGCGCGGCCAATTCCGACGTTGGACGGCAGACTTCGCGGCGGTGGCCGAAGCGAGCAAGACCGCGTTGGCGGCGTTGGCGTCGCTAGTCGGCACGCACACCCCCTTCTTCATCCAGCTCGACGAGTCGGGCAGCAACCCGGGCCTCGGCGAACTGCTCTATGTGAAGTTGACCAAGCTGCCAGGATTCGACGTGGCCGGCTGGGACGGCGCTTACTTCTACGACACGAAATTGGAACTAGAAGAACAACTCTGACCTATGCCGATTGCCTTTCCGACCAGCCTGGACGCCCTACTCAACCCAACCGCCTACGACCAGACCGACAGCGTCAGCGTGCCGCACGCGACACAGCACGAGAATACGAACGACGCCGTCGAGGCCCTCGAAGCCAAGGTGGGCGTGAACAACTCCGCGGTGACGTCGAGCCTGGACTACCGCACGGCCCGCGTGGAAGAGATCCTGACGGGCGGCGCAGGCGCTCCCAGCTCTACCCCGACCCGATCCTTCGCCCTCTACCTCGATACCAACACCGGACAACTCTATGCGTGGTACTCAAGCTCTTGGCATTAAACTCGGCCTCTGGACACTGGCCTACCTGTTCTCGACCATGGCCCTGCCGGCCGCCTTTGCCCCCTCAACTCCCATCGTGGCCACCTGGCAGGCACAGACCAACCTGGGCAGTCCACCCTACTCCGCCTCGCTGCCGGCCGACGCCGTCCTCTGGGAAACCTTCGACCGACCCAATGGCCGCCTGGGGACCAACA